CCTTTCAAAAAATTAACAACCTTTTCGATCCATCCGGAAACAATATCGATCAAAGAATCCCAAATGTCGCTCCAAAAAGTTTTTAATGCGCTCCAGTCGCTCTTCATTTGAGTGCTATATTTTTTCCAAATCCCACTCCAGAAAGGTCCAAGCTCACTCCAGGCTTGCTTAATTGCAACACTCGAATTATTCGCCCAGTCAGTTAGAGAAACCGTAAGATCCTCCGATTTGTCTTTAATTGCAGCTCCAAGATCCTCGAATAATACACCGGCCCAATGCGGTAGTTCAACAGCAAGTTCATTCCAATCTTGCTTTAGACGAGTGTATATCGAATCTCCTATGTCCTCAAAAAGTACTCCTACCCAGTGACCAAATTCGCTAAGCGAATTTTGGAGATCATTAATTGCACCTTGGGGGTCTGTTCCTAGTTTCCCGAACCATGTTAGCCAATCTTTGATAGTTTCACTTATTGGGAGTCCTGTAAGTTCGTCGAGACTTTCAAAGAATTTTCCAAAGACGGATTCGCCACCTTCCATCCATGTCATCAAATCCTCAACAATCAAAACTAATAGTAAGAAAAATAATATTACGGGGTGCTTTGCTAATATATCAAGCGAACGACCTAACGCGTCAACGCCCTTTTGCCATTTAAAAAATGCTATCCCGATCATGCCGACTTTTACAAACCCAGGCAATACAGATAGAATACCAAACGCAACAGAAAGAAATTTTCCGCCTACTCGCACGATGCCGCTCAAAACGCCAGTGAGTACCTCGAAAAATTTCGCAATCGGTTCCTTGATTATTTTTCTATTTACCTTCCACCATTTCAGTAAAGACGATACGACTTTATTTATTCTGGGGATTGCGGCATTCGCAAGTAGCTTGCCGAAAGTACTTGTTACCATTGCCAAACGTCGTTGATTATCCATGTAGTCGTCAGCGGCTTTTGCGGCATCGTCAGATAGCAACCCCTCATATTCCTCAACCTCGCCCATCATCTCGCGAAGAGCCGCCGTGCCGTGCTTGAGCATAGGCACCATCTGAGCACCACCGCGTCCAAACAATGCAATCGCGGTAGCCGTTCTCTCGGCGTCGGTCTTTAGATTTTTAAAACCATCGGCGGATTCAAAGAAAAGCTGCGTCGTATCCTTCAACGATCCATCGGCGTTTTTAATGTTTATTCCAAGCCGTTTAAAATCCTTGCTGAGTTCTTTTGAACCATCTGCCGCATCGACTTGTGCTTTTTGCAGCTTCCTAATTCCTATCTGTAGTTCGTAAATCGAAGAGCCTGTAAGACCGGCGACATGCTCAAGTTGTTGCAATAACTGCACTGCCAATCCTGTCCGTTGGCTCATATCGTAGAGAGCTTCACGCGCTTGCGCGGTCTGATTAATTACTCCCTTAGTCCATTTAATAGTGAAAAATCCGCCCAAAAAGACACTCGCCTTCTTGGCGAGATCTGTCAATTTTGTGGTAAAAATTTCGGCCTTTTTGAAAGAGGCTTCGTCTGTTTGGACGCCGAAGAGCGCTATGAGTTCGCGGACAATCATTTCTTGTTCAAGTCCTTATTCGCTTGCGCCTCCGCATCTTCCTTCAAATCAATCGCAATATTTGCATCGATCACATCTGCAAGATCGTAATACGTTTCAAGCTCCTTCAATGTTGCAATACGTGCAATTACAAGCCGCCATATCAGCCATTCGATGCCTTCGGGGACGGGAACACCTGGCCTATTATCCGAGCGCCTTGGCCGCTTACGCCAGACACCAAGGCGCTTAAAGGTTTTCCCCATTGCACGCCCATTCCCCAAGCAAGCCAGCGATACATCACATCAAGCCTGCCCATAAAGTGCGAATCAAAGATCGGCTTTAGAGTTACATTGTCCACTTGCGTAATCTCCGCAAAGGCAAAAATGATTTCTTTGGTAATGCCTTTACTCAAAGAATCGAATAGCGTTCGAGCGGCCTTAGAAAAAAAATCAGGACCGATCTCTTGTTCCAGCACCTCACCTCCGCTTTTTTTATTGGAAGCAAAAAGCACATCGAAAACAGGACCAAGCGAAGGGCCGATCATCTTGACCACATCCATCAATAGATCATGTGATCGCAATGGTGGCAACATATACATCGTATAGGTCTTGCCGTCTATCTCTGTGCTGATAGGCTGTGTCTGGCTCATTAGTTACCCCCGATATTGTGAAGCATGTTATCGGATTCAAAGAGCCATTCCCTAGATCCTGATTCGACGGAATATTCCGTAGTGGGCGGCTTGACAATCCAGGCTCTTTCCGCCGCGCAGATAGTTCGGCCCGAATTGTCCTTCACCATGAGCGGCTGAACTCCGTCACCGCTCGGCGAAAGCACATCTTCATTATGAAGCGCCGATAGAAGATCGTTAGCGGGCGATGATTGCAAGATCGTCAAGGTCACTCTCGCGCTGCGGTTGTTCGATTTCGAGCGGCAAGCGTCACCGTCGGCGCCTACAAGCAGAGAAAATGAATCTTCATTTTGCTCGACCGAAATAAAAGTTCCATCGGCGTATCCTGTTATCAAGATCGGCCCGAAAGTCACCGATACCTGTTTCGAGTCGTATACTCCAAGTGACATGATTTGCCTCCTTACACAGTAACCGTGCCGGATACTTCGCTCTCATGGATCGCGCCGGCAAGGGTTGCATAAAATTTCACGTTTCTCAAAATTCGATTGGCCTTATCGGCTGTTGAAACAGCAACGGCTTTAGGAACCGTAACAGTCGGCTCGGGACTCGCTGCAAAAACGCCAGCGCTTACAGCTTCTTTGAGTATTGCTCTGACAGCGCCTTCAACTACCGCAATCCCTGGATCGGTATATGGGATCTTGTCGGCATTGGCAAGTACACCAAAAACCTGCTCTTGCATGCGCGCTTGAACCCAATCAAGTCCGTGAATTACATCAAACCATTCATCGCCTGATGTGATTCCTTTTTGGGTAACATTGATTCCGGCGATCTGTGTGTAGTAATTGCAATTCTTAGCCGCCAGATTAGTTTTCTCAGTCGATGACAGCTCGGTGTAGTCGATGCCGATCAGGGTTTTCAGATCCCATGTTATTGATCCGGGATCTTTCGGAAGTCCTTTCCCTGCCCATGCGGCACATGGATATTGCTCAAGTGCTTTGGGATGATAAATGAACATTGTCCGATCATATACCGCGGTCTGCAAATCAGAAGCAATGTCGGTAATCACAGTAGAGTCGAGAATCTCATCATCGGCACTTGAAGCAATCAAAGCCTTGATCTGAGTCTGAATATTAGCGGCAAGCGCTATAATAACGGCTTCTGAATTAGTCGTAGGATGGACCGTGTACCAATCATCATTGATCAATTGAATATTTGCCAGATCCTTTACGATACCGAGATCACCTCCGAGATCCGGCGTAGTATTTTTCTGAATCAAAATATCACGCTCCGGTATCCAGAATCTAAATTGATCTGGAATTGTAGTCGATTCGATATCAACGTAAGTTGTTCCATCGGTGACGGTCACAGGCTGGGCAAGAAGATCAATTGCAGCCTTGAGCCCGGTGCAAATCTCGGCGACAGCCGGTGAAGCGTCCGTGGTAAATGTAGCCGCTAAACCGTTGACATAAACCGTATAGTCATAGGTCGCTTTTAGATTCGCACTCACCGGCGTTATTCGGATCTTTTGTTTTTGCGTATTGGCTTCACGTCCTACAATAACTTGATTCGGCCTTGGATTCTGGGAAAAGATCGCGGTCGCCATTCTCACAGCCGGTTCGTCGGCTGTAAATCCGTCATCAAGCATGTCAGCGATCTCGGAGTAGACTCTGGCCCGTTCCGTCCAATACGTATGAAACGCCAAGATCAAAGGCGTACCAAATCCTACAGCGGACGGCGTTTTTGTTTCGCGAGTTATATCAACTCGCACTACATCTCTAATTGACATTGCTGTCCTCCTTTGTTGTTCAAACGACGCCCATTTCTTGATCTACACCAAGCAAAGGCGCTTCTACTTGCACGGTTTTTATGTATCCAATCAATTCTTTTACACTCAAAAGGGCATTGAACTCGACATCCATATTGGCGCGTGATTCAAGAAATTCATCCAGATACGCGCTGATATTTTGCATTGCTCCAGTTCGAGCGACAGAGATTGTAAATCCAGAAAAAAGCTCTCGTACTTCCAAAAACTCAAGCGCTGCTTGTGCTCGCCTGAGATAAGAAGCGGCGTCGTAATGCGGATTGCGCCCGTCCGGCATTCCGACAAACACCTGGCAACTTACTGAGATTTTGCAAGGCACACAATGATCGATCTCAATCTCTTGACCTTGCGGTCTATTCAGATCCGTCGTCATTGATTCCGCCCAAAATGGCGAGACTGGAAGAGGTCCGGAGATAATCAAGAGCGTAGCAAACGGTAATTCTGGTTGCGGCGCGTCTTGCTGACGCCAGATTGTTTCTATGCCAGTCGCCGCTGCAAACCACTCATGTACGGCGTCTTGAAATACCTCGAGATCGATTGGCGGTTTAGAAATCAATGTGCCCTCTTTGCTGCTATTGCAGAATAATAGCCGCCTAGTACGGACCAGTCTTCTACCTTTACGATTTCAAATTCCTTGCCTTGCCATACGATTACATCGGCCTGAGTTTGCTTTTCTACATTTCCAGTTTTAACGAAGTTAGTCGTATAGATTTTTATAGTTTCGCGTGTTCGAAGTCCTTCATCAAGCCCTATTAGATCCTCCGAGCTTGCGACTTGAACAGATGCGTTGATTTTTATTTCTTCTATTGGTTGATCGATCCATCGACCTTGCGACGAATAGGCACCTTTAGGCTGTCGCTTCAAGATGATTTCTTGCGAGATGTCTGCAATAGCGTCCCGCACATCTAGATCAAGATTTCTTGCTTGCACGATCAACAACCTCCACAGATAATGAGTTCATCAATTGCCCGGTAAATATCAAAGGCGTGAATTTAGTTTCGCCCTTTGCCATTCTAATTTTTATTGTACGTTCTGAAAGTTCAGGCGGTATGCCGGATTTCATTTTGTCAATTATGTTTTTTTTACACAGCTCGCCCAATAACAAAAGCTCACCATCAACGCGAAGTGGGCCGAGATCAAAAAATTTCTTGGCCGTATCGTCGACTATTTTCTGGTACTTCGGCATGTTTTCGTCAAATGTGGAGCGAATAAAAGACCGTTCAGGCGGTCGCCCTGATATTTTCTGAGATCCAAACTCATTGTAAAGTCCGATCTCGACATTGGTTTTATCTTCATGTCCTTTGGTTTTTAATTCCGCCAGCGATCCTTGGATGCCGACCGACGCAGCACGCGCTTTTTTCAATTGCTTGGCGTGCTTTTTAATCTCATTCCAACCACGATCTTTAACTATTACATTCGGCTTAGCCATTACAGATCCTTATCCGTTACATCGTCAGGTCCGCCTGGAATATCGTCTTGGCCACGTCGAAAGGAAGGTTGAACAATATCTGTATCAGCATCAAGCTCTTCTTTTTCACTTATCAATCTTCCGCCGAACACAGGCAGTGCCAAGCGTTCTCTGCCAGTGGTCTTGCCGTGTGGATCTAATTCATCGGCGCGATCTGAGAGCGAGCGAGCCACAGAAAACAAACCAGTCTTGGAAACAGATCCGACAGATATGGAAGCCTTGTACGAGAAATAAGCTGACTTGGCGCGAAGGCACACCGCCGCGGCTAATCTCAAGTCCCCGCTTTGATCCGAAATCGCCCAATCAATCTCTTTATCCGTGACTTTGGCCTCTTGCTCAACGGTATCGCCGATCAAAAAACGAACTACATCTCTATTACTCAGCGATGGGTCTAGGCTGTAATTCCAGGTCATTTTTCTTCTGCCTTCGCCTATCCAATAGCGGACGCTCATCTATTTGTTTTATAAATCCGCGAGCTGTCCAATAATCGGAATTGTGCCACTCTTCGGCTTCGGGGATTTGTTCGCCGGGGAGCAAGATTAGATCCTCGCTCCCACGGCGAACACGAAAGGGCTTCAAGACGATCCAGATCATTCGACTCCTAAGAAATAGTAGCTGTGAAAAATGCGCCCAAATCAGAGGCGACCAGCTTGTGATCGTACGCAAGCTCGCCCTCGATACAATCGGATGCCTTAGGCTCAATTCGGAATCTCTTGATTCTCAAGCCCTGCGGAGATGCGCCGAGATAGCCAGACCACGCGAACGTGTAACCAGCGCTCGGCATCATAATCGACGGTCTTGGAGCTGAGTAGCAGAGCAGCGCCTGTTTCGAAAAAACAGACGCCATTGCAGCGGTCGCGCCTTCCAAGGCCGTGTTTTTTACGGCACCTGCGACCAATACGCGATCTATTCCAAGCACGCTTGCCAGCAGCTCGGCGTTGACGATCTTGCGCTGCGTCACTGCAATACGATCCAGAAAATCTGCATTGTCTTGCAATGCAGACCAAGAATCTTCGGCGAGAACCAGAGTGTTAGGCCGAAAGCCGGTCTTCACTTTGATTCCGAGAATGCCAGCACGAAGGTCTTTGATCGGCGTTGAACTCGCGGCATCCCATTTCGGTGAAGGCGTCTTGTCAGATGCGCCGGTCCAGATCGAAGTGCCGAAATACTTTGTTGCCCATGCAATCTCTTTTTGGAGCAACAGATCCCGCGTGACGAACTCTGTGGCGTCACGATCCAAATTGATCGGAGCATCGGCGTTCGAGCGCAATTGATCGTCAACCAGTTTATGGATTGCCCAAACCTTAGCACTATAGCTATCGGTCGAAACTGCATAGCCAGAGCCTTCTGACTCTGCGCCCGGCGCTCTCGGTTTGGCGTCAGTGCGGAACCATTGATCTTTAGCGTAGATAAAATACAAATCCGATTGTTTGTTGACGGGAACAGTTGGAAATACGATCCCTGCAATGAACTCGCTCAGATCCTGCAAATACGCAGTCGCAATACTGCTGAGAATTGCGTTGACATGGACATCACCCGGTAATGGTTGTGGCATAATTACACCTCCTCTTATGTCGTCAAGTAGCCGGTAGGCTCAAGCAACATGGTTATGATTTCGCCAGAGGCACCGCCTTCAAGCGCTTGCCCGCGTGCGAAATTTCCCGGCGGAGCTGCCGCCACAGCCACATCAGCCGCGCCCGCATTGGTCGACATGATTTTGTCATCCGCGGTGATTGTCGCACCTGCTTTGATTTTTGTGATGCCGCTTGTCGCAACACTGGCGATTTGTCCGGCGATGGGTTTATTCTGCAATACACCCACTGCCCATCCGCCTGCCACAGTGTTTTTTTCGATATTCCCGCTTCCATCGATTACCACGAACGTGAATTGTAGAGCGGAAAGATCGGAAGCGGCGAGCCTTGAAAGCAATTGATCTATTCTTTCGGTTGCCATGGCTTCCTCCTATATTGCCGCCGCTTGTCGCGGATGCTCTTCGAGATAGCTTTGGTACAGGTCCGGTCTTAATTCGAGCACCTTCGCCACTGCTTTCTCTTTTGTGATTTTCAGATCGGCCGATTTCTCGATCAATCCGTCGGCCAGTTTGGTAATCTGTTCCCAAGCAGATCCGGTAAGAGATCCACTGCCCATGCTTCCACGCTCTTTCAGTATCGCTGATTCCTTGAGCGCATTGGAAGCCAATTTCATCATCTCGAATTGATTGGCGGCGAGCGCGGGGTCGACGGCGTGCATCTTTTGAAGTTGCTCGCCGAGCTCTTGGGAGCTCTTGCCAGGATAATACGCCAGCTCTTCTTTCGCCTTGGCGATCCAGGTTTCAAGCTCTCGCCGAGTCTTTTCCTCATGCAGCGCCTTTTGTATCTCCGCGTTGCGCTCTTTGAGCGCATTGATCTCAACTTCTTGCGCCTTAAAAATCGCCTGAGTCTCTGGGGAAATCTCAGAAGAGACAGCCTCTTCCTTCTTGACTTTCTTGTCCATTCCGCCCTCCTCATCTTCCTTTTTTCCCTTTGCTTTTAGGGGAGCCGGATACCCTGCAGCAGCGGCTAGTTTATCTAGCGCGTCTTTTGGCAGCTCGTCTTTGTACGCTGAAAGAATTCGAAGAGCCGATTTGAGCGCTGCAATTCCTTTCTCCGATACTTTTGCTTTTGCAATCCACTCGCTCAATTGTGACTCTTCGTCGACTTCCGTTTTCAAGACGGCTTCCAAGATTTCATTGAATTGCTCATCCATTGGAAAAGCCTCCTTATAGATCGGAAAACGCTTTTTTAAATTTGCGCCCCGATCGACTAGACTGACCTCGTCGGCGTGCAGGTCAGTCAACTCAGTTACCTGTTTTTTCAACCTTTGCCTCCAAATTCACAAACGAAATTGTTGGCATTGAACCTCTCGAGATCGGCTTTCTCACGCCGAAGCCACCAGGGCTAAAGGCGTTGATCTCGCCGTCCTCGTACAATTTCCATTCAATCGGCCCAAGTTCAACTCCTAGTATCCAAGCACCGGAATGTACTTTGTCAGTCCCGAAAGCGCGCCTGAATACTTTATGATCTTCGCTTCGCATCGCTTTCAAATACTCGGCACGATTCGGATATTGCTCGACCCAAGATTCAACAACTTGAGCGTTTGCCTTTTTGCGATGCTGCAATCCAATCGAACGCGAGCCCTTCAAAAAATCGTGAGCTGTTTTTTCAATCTCACTCGGCGGATTCCAATCGTTATGCGCATCTGGTTCAGCGCCGTCATTCCCGTATGGATCTAATACGACACCGTAGACGATATGCTTGATTGGATCTGCCTTGGCGATTGATACCAGCGATTTCACTACTCGCCCTGTGCCCACATCGATTTTCTGCGGGCGCTCGCCTGGCTTGGACCAGATCAAATATTTTTGTCTTTTTTGTTTTAGCTCGGCAAGGACATCTTCGAGCTGCCGCGTGTCAGCGTAAGGCGTTTGATCTTCGGGCTTGTCAATCAGCCATCGACGCCTCCCCGCGACCGGGGCGTATGCAAACAAGTATCTACCTTTTAATTTTTCGCCGTCAAGAAAAATTTCGACCATGTGCTGGCGAGCGGCTCCGAGCTGATAGGTTCCTTTGTCGAGAGCAAAGAACTTCGAAAACTTTTCGGCGGTCGCTCCGATCTCTCCGGGGCTTGTGATTAAAGGTTCATCGACACCAACATCAAGCCATTCCTTTGGCTGTTTAAGCTTAGGGGCCAGCTCAATGTTATCGTCTTTTTTCCAATCAATAAGCTTATCACCTTGACGATCTTTGTTGTCCTCGGCGCGACCGAGCAAAACAGCCCACCCCCA